TGGCACGGCACGGCAAAGGCAAGGTTGTGTGTAGCACGGCGATGGCGGGGCGTTGAACTGCCGTGCGAGGCAAAGGAATGGCACGGCACGGCAAAGGCAAGGTTGTGTGTAGCACGGCGATGGCGGGGCGTTGAACTGCCGTGCGAGGCAAAGGAATGGCATCGCAGGGCCAGGCTTGGCGTAGGCGGGGCACGGCTTGGCACGGCGCGGCAAAGGCAAAGGCGACGCACAGCGCTGAGTGGCTCAGGAAATGCGAAGCTTGGCGTTGCAGTGGCAAGGCGGGGCATGGCGATGGCGCTGCGGGGATGAGCACAGAGACGGCATGGCAAGGTAAAGCGGCGGCAAAGTGTTGGATCGCGTCGCAAAGCAACGGCACGGAACCGAAAGGCCCTGCGCAGGCATTGCGTAGTTCGGCCCCGGAGAGCACGGGCGCGGGTTGGCAGCGAGACGCTCAGCACATGCAGAGTGGCGTACAGCATCGCGTGGCTACGGCACTGCTCGGCACCGAGACGCTCAGCACCGCGCTTGACAAGTCGAACACCTGTTCGGTACAATAACGTGCGTGCAGCCCGGAGTGGCGCTACCTGACCCGGTGGACGAGCAAGATGCTCACGTCTACGCGGCGCTGCGCGACGTGTTCCACTGGTATCGCCAGCAACGTGAGCGCGGTGTGCTGTACGGCACGATCACGCTCACGTTGAAAGGTTCGGACGTGGAGCTTGCGACGCAGGCGACCCGGCGGTATTCGCTCCCAAAGCAGAGATGATGTAGACTTCTTTGTAACGTAATAGACCGCAGCAAATTGCGCGGCGAGTGATTTCACTCGCCGCGCTTTCGTTTTTCACATGACTACACGCGGCACGGTGAACGCTCCCGACGGGCTTCGAGTCCGCGCGACGAACTCGACGGCCGGCACGCGGCTCGGGCTTCTGCCGCACGCGACGACAGTCCGCATCGTCGAAACGCGCGACGGGTGGCATCGCATCGCGCTGAGCGCCGACTGCGCAGCCGACACGACTGTATCCGGCTGGGTGTCCGCGGCCTACGTGCTGACCGACACCCAGCCACCATTACCGCCGCCGCGGCCGCCCCCGACCCCGGCCGCGGCGGTGCGTGTCGGGCTCAACGTGCTCAACCGTCACGACGAGGTAGCGCTGCCGGCCGCGGCGCGCGGTTGCAGGCACTTTCTGATCTTGGACAACCCCGGCCTGGCGTCGCGGCTCAAGCGCGAGTATCCCGACGCGGTGGTGATGGTGCGGGCGTACTGGAATCGTCGCGTTCCAGGCGTGGATGAGGCTATCCAGCGCCTCGGCGGGTGCGGAGATCCGAGCTTGATCTACACCGGACTGAACGAGGGGGACGAGTGCGGCCAGGACGAGGACGGCATCAGGCGCCGCGCAGCGTTCGATGTGGAGCTGGCGCGGCGCATCAAGCAGATCAGCGGCGCGACGTACGCGGCCGGCACATTCAGCATGGGGACGCCGGACTTCACGCGCCCGTCGGTGTGCGAGATCGTGCGCGAGGTGTACGCGCCGCACTACAACAGCGGCCTGCTGTCGTGGGATCACCACCTCTACAGCCCGACCATGCAATTCGGCACGTCGGCCGGCATCGACCCGATTTGGTTTGAGACGCGCTGGCGGTTCCTGTTCACGCACTGCGGCTTCGACCCGGCCAGCCCGAGCCGGGTGTATTGCAGCGAGACGGGTGTGGACGAGGGCGGCGTCGGCGGGTTCCCCGCGCACGGGGCGACCTCGGACGACGTCGTGCGTTGGGCGAAGTGGTGGCGGGAGATCCAGGCCGAGCAGCTGCTGGGTCAGTCGTCGCCCTTCGTCGGCGGCGCGATCTTCCAGGCCGGCAACCGCGAGGACTGGGCGGGTTACAACGTCGAGGGTCACATCGACGCGTTGGCGCGCGAGGTGTGGCGATGAACTGGTTGACGGCCAGTCCGCTCAACCAGCTTGCGGCGGCGTGGCGTGACGAGCAGCTTGGCACGTGCAGCGACGCCACCATCGGCTCGGACGGTTGCCTCATCACCGACTTCTCGCTGCTCGCTGGCGTGACGCCTGTGACGATGAACGATGCGATGAAAGCGCGCGGCGGCTTCTACCGTGGCTGCCTAGCCGCCACGTTTGACGTTCAGCGGCTTGGGTTCCCGGCCGCGCCGGCGCTGCTTGGGGTCACCAAAGCGTATCAGTCCGTGGCATTCCCCGAAACCGAGATCGCGCGGGTGTGGTCACACGTTCGCGCCGGCGGTGTGGGCATTGCGTGCATCGACTTTGACCCCGAGACGCCCAAATACAACGAGCATTGGCTGATGCTGGTCGCGGCGTTCGGCTCGCCGGCCGCGCGCCGCGATTTCGTGATCACTGATCCGTATGGCGGCATTCAGACGACGTTCAGCCAGCGATATGGCGCGTTGCCGCGCGCGCTCGTGCGAGTAGCGCTCTACGGGGGAGGAGCGCTCTCGCGGGACATCGGCGATGCGGACGCGCGACAGATGCGTCGTGCGACGATCCCCAAGGAGGCAATATGACGATCATGGGTATCGACCTGGAGCAGGCGAGCTATGGGTGCGTTGCCATCACCAGTGGCTCGACCAGCAATGTGCCCTTTCGCGTGATGTACGGCACGGGAAACACAACACTTGCCCTTCCGGAAATTGTGTGGCATCCGCGCCCCGACTATGGGCAGTGGTTTCCGATGGCGGCGTCTAAAGAGTTGGAGGCAATACATGACCAGTGAACTGTTAGCCGGCGCGGCCGGCGTGCTCATGTCGCTCATCGCGTCATACGTCCCAGGCGTGCGCGAGTGGTTCGCGGCGTTGGACGCGAGTCGCAAGCGGCTGGTGATGCTCGGCGCACTTGCGGCCGTGGCGATCGGCGCGACGGCGCTGTCGTGCGCGGGCGTGCTGTCCGTCGTCGAGTGCAGCCAAGGCGGTTTGATCGCACTGGCGACCAATTTCCTGGCCGCGCTTGTGGCGAACCAGTCGACGTATTTGGTCAGCCCGAAAACTTCCGGGGGCTAGGGTGGATACCGCATTGGATTGGTCGCGCCTGGTAGCCGTGCTGCTCTCGCTCGCCGGCTTCATCCCGTCAGTGTTGCTTGTCCACGAAAGGCGCATGACGTTCGGGCAGGCGCTTATGTATCACGTGTGGCTTGCGCACACGCTCGCGTTCAGCCTTTACACGTTCGTGGCGAACACGCTTCACCTGATCCCGTTGCTGCCCGGGGACGACGCGACGTTGTGGACCGCGCTTCTGCGCAATCACGGCGTGATCATGGCGGCGGGTTACGCGCTGTTGTTGCTGCTTGAGCGGCGCGAATGGGGCAAGTGGCATGGATAGCGCAAGCGTTGTCGCTTTTGTGGTGGCGTCCACCCTGCTCATGGGAGGGTCGACGCTTTGGTATGTCGTACGGCTTGCTCGTCGGGTCACACTCGGGGGAGATGATGAGGCCGGGAGGAGCTTGGTGCGACAGTTGATCAAGGAAAACGAACAACTCCGGAAGGACGTGGACGACCTGAAACAGTGGAAGTCCGAGGCCATCGTGAAGATCGCTCAGCAGGACGCACGGCTCGCGCAGCAAGCGCAAACCGAGGCCGAGCTGAGGGCGACAATCAACTGGCTGCTCGCGCTTGCGCCTTCGGCCTCGCGGTCGTCGGGAATGCTTCACCACACCGCGCCGATCACGCTCGGACTGCGGGCTGTGCTCGTTGATCGGTTCAACAACGAGGAGCTGCGCATGCTGTCGCAAGATGCCGGCTTCGGCGATGACGCAATCATCGGCGAGACGAAGATCGTGCGCGCCGACAACCTCATCCACTACGCCGAGCGACGGTCAAAGCTATCCGACTTGGTCGCCGCGATCGAGCGCGCGCGGCCGGGGTCGACGAAGGAGACGAGCGACCGGCCATGATGGACGTGTGGCTGTGGGCGTTCCGGGCGGCCGACGGCGTGATCGCCGCGGCGCGCCGGCGCGCCTACCGCGCGCTCTATCTCCGCTCGGGGCACTGGCAGCACACTCGCCAGGCAGCGATCGCCCGCGCCGGCGGGAGGTGCGCCGAATGCGGCAGTCGCTCCCAGCTCGACGTGCATCACCTGACCTACGCGCGGCTGGGGCACGAGTCGCCGGGCGATCTGCAGGTGCTGTGCCGGTACTGCCATTCGGAGCGGCATGCGCTCATGGAGGCCAGACATGCGGCACGGGCGCATTGACGCCAACCACGCCGAGATCGTCGGCGCGCTTCGCGGCGTGGGCGCGCACGTGCAGTCGCTCGCGGATCTCGGCCGGGGCGTGCCCGACCTGCTGGTCGGCTTTCGCGGCCGGTGGGTGGTGATCGAGGTCAAGGGGCCGAGGGGCAAGCTGACGGCCGCCGAGCAGTCATGGGTGGACGAGTGCGGCACGCGGGCACCCGTGCACGTGGTGCGCAGTGTCGATCAGGCGCTGAGGGTGATCGGAGTCTGACAAGTGTGGAGGTGGACGCGCTTCAATAGAGCACGTCCAAAACGTGACAGTGAATGGCAGATTTGTGTGGGGGAAGAAGCAAGCGATGGCGGCCCAATTGTTGGCCGAGGGTTCCACGCGCGAGGATGCCGCCAAGGCTTCCGGTGTGCCGGAGCGGACGCTGTACCGTTGGCTGAAGCACGACGAATTCAAGACAGAGGTGGACCGCCTGACCTTGCTGACTGGCATGTCGTATCGAGCCGAGCGCGTGAGGCTCGCCAAGCGCATCATCGCTAAGAAAGCGGAGGAAACCGGCAAGGACTTGCTTGACTGGTTGAAGTTCGTCCAAAGTGAAACCGATGGGGCAAAGCTCGACCCAGACTTCCTTACCCAGCTCGCTGCCGCCCTCGGTGCGGTTGATCATGTCGAACCCGGCGCGTCTGCCGCCGGCGGCGATGGCGCAGATGCGGGAAGCCATGCCGGCGGCGCGCGTGGATCCGCCGTGGATGCGGTGGCGCCCGTTGCCGGGGCCTCAGACGATGGCACTGGAGAGCGAGGCGGATGAGCTGTTCTACGGTGGCGCTGCTGGTGGCGGGAAGACCGATCTACTGCTCGGCGCGGCGCTCACGCGTCATCGCAAGTCGATCATCTTCCGGCGCCAGTACCCGCAACTCAAGGACATCGTGCTGAGGATGAATGCCATCATCGGATCGCCCGACTACTACAACAAGCAGGAGCACATTGCGCACCTGCCGGACGGGCGCATGGTGGAGCTTGGCGCGGTCAACCTGGAAGACGACCGCGAGAAGTACAAAGGGCGCGCTCACGATCTGAAGGGGTTCGACGAGCTGGCCGACTTCACGCGGTCGCAGTATCGCTTCCTCATCGCCTGGAATCGCACGACAGAGAAGGGACAGCGCACGCGCGTGATCTCGACGGGCAACCCGCCATCGACGCCCGAGGGCGAATGGATCGTCGAGTACTGGGGGCCGTGGCTCGACCCGAAACACCCGAACCCGGCCAAGCCTGGAGAGCTGCGCTGGTACGCCACGATCGACGGCAAGGATGAGCCGGTAGCCGGCGGATCTCCGCTGGCGTGGAAGGGCGAGACGATCCGCCCGCGGTCGCGCACGTTTGTGCCGGCCCGCGTGGAGGACAACCCGTACCTGATGGCGACAGACTACACGGCCGTGCTCGACACACTGCCGGAGCCGCTCAGATCGATGTTGCGGTACGGGAATTTCGCGGCGCGCGCGGAAGATCATCCGTGGCAGCTGATCCCAACGTCGTGGGTGCGCGCCGCGATGGAGCGATGGCGCAACGGGAAGCGGCCAGACATCAAACAGACCGCGCTTGGCGTAGACGTTTCCCGAGGCGGCGCCGACAAGATGGTGATCGCCAAACGGTACGGGGCATGGTTCGACGAGCTGGTAAAGGTGCCCGGTGCGCTCACGCCCGACGGCGACACGGCCGCGCAGTTTGTGCTGCGCGAGCATGCTGACAATGCGCCCATCATGATCGACGTGATTGGCATCGGGTCAAGCGCATACGACGTGCTGCGAAAGCCACAGGGTGCCGACGGCGCGGCCCTGCGAATGATTGGCGTGAACGCATCGGAGAAGTCATACGCGACGGACAAGCACGGGCGATTCAAGATGCGCAACATGCGCGCCGAGATGTACTGGCAATTCCGCGAGGCGCTCGACCCACAATCGGGGCAGAACATCGCGCTCCCGGAGGACCGCGAACTGTTCGCGGACTTGTGCTCAGTGCGGTATGAGATTCAGCTCGGCGGCATCCAGATCGAAGACAAAGACGAAATCAGAAAGCGCATCGGGCGTTCGCCGGATTGCGGCGATGCTGTAGTGCTTGCATCGATGCAAGCACGCAGCTACGGGTTCTGAGGTGAACATGGGAATTCGAGACATTGCACTCCGGCTGTTCAACGCGACGCCCGCCGAGGCAACCAAAGCCGCGCCGCTTTCGTCCTGGAGCACACTGTGGATGAGCGGAAACGAGAGCTCGGCTCTCGGGATGACGTTGCCGGACACGCCGTCCGGATGGCGTCGCGCCGCGCGCATGGTGTGGGCGGCCAACGCCATCGACGCCCGGGCGAAGGCGGTGAGTCAAGCCACAATCGGCCTGTATCGCCCTAAGGACACGGCTCAGCAGGATGCCGAGGATGGCGACGAGTTGGTCAGCCATCCGGCCATGAAGCTGATCAACTCCCCCAACCAGGTCACGCTCGACGGCGTGTCCCTGCTCGGAACCATCGAGCGCCAGCTGTCGATCTACGGCGAATGCCTGCTTCACGTCGTGCGAGGCTCGCGTGACGAGCCTGCAGAAGTTGAGATGCTGTCGCCGGAGCTGATCGAGATCGTGCGCGACGGGCGCGGTTTCCCGGCCGGGTACCTCGACCGTTCGCGCGGCGCGGCGTACGGTGTTGACGACGTTGTGCGCGTGCATTACCCGTCCGACTTCGATCCGTTCGCGGCCAGGTCGCCCATGTCGAGCGCGGTTGACTCGATCAACCGTTATCTGCTTGCCGATTTCGCTCAACAGTCGATCGACCGCCGCGGCGGCCAGGGCGGCGGGATCGTCACCGTCAACATGACGCAGATGATCGACGAGGAGCGCTTCAAGGCGGAATGGGATGCCATACGCTCAGACCCGCGGAACGCCGGCCGCGATGCGTTTGTCCCGCCGGGGACGGACTACAAGTCGGGCGTGCTCACCGCTCAGCAGCAACAGCGCGAAGAGCGAGTGTCACGGCTGCGCAAGGAAATCCTTGCTGGCATCAACGTGCCGCCGGCCTGCGCGGGCGACTACTCCGACGCGTCCATCCTCGCCAACGCCGATCTTCAGTGGCGCCAATTCTGGCAGGGCTTTGCCGTGCCGGAGTGCGACATGATCGCGCAGCGCCTGACGCGTGCATTCCTGTGGCGATACTGGCCGGACACGAAAGCGAGCGGGCTGTATTTCGCGTTCGACTACAGCAACATTCCCGCGCTTCAGACGAGCCAAAACGAAACCGAGGATGTGGCAGTCAAGCGCGCAAGCCGCGCCGCAGCGCTTCGCGCCGGCAAGCTGGCGTCGCTGAACGAGGCTCGCGCGATTGCGGGGCTCGACACAATCGACGACCCGCGCGCCGATGAGGTCATGCCGGAGGAGCAGCCGACAGCACAGAACACGCCGGCTGGGGCCGCCGATGGAGCGCCGGCCGGGGCGACCCAACCCAATGCAAACGAAACCGCACCAGACCAAACGCCGTCGCAAGATGGGGCGGACAAGGAAGTGACAGCCGCGCCCTCGGCCAAGGCAGTTATGCCGATCGTGGATTTCGTGGGCATGACGGCCGTGGCGCTCGACGGCGAGACTGTTGGGCGCATTGAGAAGATCCACCGCTTCGGGTCGCACGACGGCATCGAGGCGACCAAGGCCGCGCCGGTGGTGATCATCGACGGGCGCGCGTGGCGGGCGAGTGAGCTGCGCGTCGCAATTGAGGTTCCCAATGGCGAAGCGTAGGACGCGCTTGGCTGCAGCGGACGATTGGCAGCGCGACGACAACGAGCCTGGCGTCGAGCGGAAGATGCGCTTCCAGAAGCTCGTGGCCGCAGCTGTCGCGCGAGACTTCCGGCGCAAGGCCCGCGCGATCCGCGAGATGCTTGCACGCACGCCGCAGGCGGCGAAGGGCTCAGCGTGGGAAGACGATCTGCTGCGGCTGCTTCAGCAGCCCGATCTTGAGCGCGAGTTGACGAGGTTGTTCGGCGCGGCGACGATTGACGGCGTCGCGCTGTTCGGCGAGAGCGTGCGTATGTCAGTCGATCTCGCTGGCGCAAATGTCGAGGCCGCATCGTGGGCGCGAAAGCACGTCGGCGAATTGCTGCGTGGCGTGAACAAGACCACGCGTGACGTGGTGAGACGCGCCGTCGAGTACTACGTAACCACGCCGGGCGTCACGCTTGGCGACGCGATGCAACTGATGCCGTTCGACGCGATGCGCGCGCGACGCGTTGCCACGACCGAGATCACGCGCGCGTACGCGCAAGGGAACCAGATCGGCGCCGACACGCTTGCCGATCAATTCCCAGGCTTGCGCGTCGTGAAGAAGTGGTGGACGAACCGCGATAGCCGCGTGTGTCCGATCTGCGCGCCGCTGCACGGCACGACCGTGGCGCACGACGAGGCATTCACCGAGAACGACGACGGCCCCGTCATGCAACCACCGGCGCACGTGAATTGCAGGTGCTGGTCGTCGTTCAACACGGAGGCGGGGTGATGCCAATCACGGTCAAGGCCGACAAGCTCAAGCGCATCGTCGACGTACTGCGCGGCCCGAAGTTGATCGCCGCGGCTGCCAACGCACTGCGCGATGGCGCCGAGCTGGTGCTCAACACGCCGGGCGCGCGCAACTATCCGTCGTCGAGCGAAGCAAACACCCCCGGCCGGTTCAACGCGAAGACGCGAAAGCCGATGGGCTACTACCTGCGCGGGCAAGGCTGGTTCTATCCGATCATGCGGCGCAACAACACGAGCGAGACAGCGGCGGTCGCATCAAAGCGCGCGGGGTTCGCGCGGGGCGTGTCGCGCAGCTTCGAGGTGGCGGGGTACAAGCTGCGAGCAACGTCGGAGCGGTACGGGACGCAGTTCTATACCCGCTCAGCGACCGGGGATGGATATGCCAGCGTGGTGATAGGCAACCGCGCTTCGTACGCGACATACCTGGGGTTCAGGCGTCAAGCAAAGCTGTCTGCGGCGCGTGGATGGCGGCAGCTAAGCGAGATCGCAGGAGAGAAGCGCGGACAGATCGCGGCGTTGGTAACGAGCCGCATCGCTGATGCGATCAAGAAGGAGGCAGGATGAGCATCGTAGCCGTCATGCCAACGCATCGACGCACGAATCAGGCCGTGGCGTTGATCTTGCGCATGCGCGAGACTGCGCCGGATCTGAAGGTTTGGGCGATTGAATCGCAAGGCGACGACCTCGACGCTTCCTTGCGCAACGCGGGGTGCGACGACGTGACCGTCGTGACCTTGCCGGCGTGGGCGACGGCCGTCCAGAAGTGGAACGTGGGCGCACGCGATGCCGTCGCAGCGCTTGCTCCAGATCACCTCATGCTCGCCGCGGACGACATATGGCCAGTCGAGCCGAGATGGTGCGAGCACGCGCAGCGTGAGCTAGCGCGTGACGGCGTGCACGTCGTGGCGTTCAACGATCTGGAGTACGACGGCGCGCACCTCGGGACGCACTACGTCGCGTCAGTCGAGTTCTGCGTGCGCGTGCTGGGCGGCGTGTTCGTCGTGCCGCACTACCGATCGTGGGGGATCGACGAGGAGATGACGCGAGTGGCGCAGCGCGCCGGCGCGTATGCGTGGGCGCGCGACGCTGTTGTCGAGCACCGGCATCCGCACAGTGGGAAGGCGGCAATGGATGCGACCTACTCGCACGCGTGGGGCAATCACTTCTACGACAGCCAGATATTCGAGCTGCGCAAGGCGCGCAACTTCCCGATTGACTATGCGAGGTGCCTGTGATCGGCATCGGGATCACCACCCGCAACCGGCCCGACGTGCTGGCGTGGTCGCTGCGTCATCACGAGGCGTTCATGCCGGCCGGGGCGGAGCTGGTCATCGTCGACGACGCATCAGACACGCCGTATACCGATCCGCGCGCATGGCACTCGCCGCAACGCTTGGGCGTGGCGCGCGCCAAAAATGAGTGCCTGCTGCGCCTGGCGCGTTGCGAGCACGTGTTTCTGTTCGACGACGACGCATACCCGGTGCGCTGTGGGTGGGCGGAGTACTACATGCAGCAGGGCTTCGCGCACGTTTCGCACTCGCCTGCGAACGCCACGTTCGGGATGTGCGTCTTGCGACGGCACGAAGGGTGCAACGCAATGAGCTGGGCCCTGGGCGTCATGTACTACTTCACGCGCGCATGTCTGGATGTCGTGGGCGGCTACGATGCGCGGATGGGGCTGTGGGGCGACGAACACGTGCAGCTGTCGCGTCGCATTCACGCGGCCGGGCTGACGCCGGCGCCGTTCCTGTCGCCCGTGGACACGGGCGCGTATGTGCATGCGCTTGACTTGCAGCCCGGCCCGTCGCCGCTCGGGTGGTTCGGGGGCGTGTTCGAGTCGTGCATGACCGTGGACGAGAAGATACGAGAGCAGCGCGCGGGCACGTCCGTGCGCGACGATCTGACCGTGTTTCGACCGGTCATTGGAGGTCAACATGAGTGAGCCGTTTTGGATCTCTGCGGCCGTCAAGGCGCTCGATGACGGCGCCCGGCTGCAAGTTGTCGGACTGCCGTTCGGCGAAGATCGCCAAGGGCAGTGGTTCGACGAACAGACGCAGATCGACCTGGAGCCGGGCGAGGAACGGCCGGTCTACTTCTTCCACGGGTTTCTGGAGCGCGCAGCCAAGGCCGTCAAGCGGCTGGGCCGCGCGGTGTATCGCGGCGTGGGCGAGCTGTCCGGCGTGCGCGGGCATCTGTTCGACGTGACCCTCGACACGGCGCACCCGCAATCCGGATCGGTCATGGCAGCGGCCAAGGCGGGCCGGGCGCGGGTATCGAGCGATTCGACCGTCCATCTGGTGCGCCCGGAGGGGATCGTGGGCAAGCCCGGGCGGGTGTCGGCCTGGCCGGTCATCGGTCTGTCGATCATGGACGCCGAGACGGCCGCGCAGGCCGTCAACCCGCGAGCGATCGCACTCGCCGCGGCGAAGGCCATGCTTGACGATGAAGGCGATCTCGCAGAAGCGGTGAAGGCTGGACAGGTGTTCGCCGCTCGCAACCGCGAGCGCATATTGCGCATTCGCGCACTGATGGCCGATGCGGGAGGAGTACTAAGCGAGATGGAAGCCGAATTCCCGGCGCCCGCCGAGACTGCGATGACTGATGCGGTGACGCGCGGAGAAGTGGTTGAGAGCGTGACCCAGGAGGTCCCGGCGAAGTCGGTGCTGAACCTCAGCCGGGACGAGGTATTGGCCATGATCGACGCGCGTTTGCGCAAGGCGCGTGAGTTGATGTAGACTACACGCAACCAAATAGACCGCACCAAACAGGGCGGCGAGTGTCAAAAGCACTCGCCGCCCTGTTGCGTTTCCTGGGCGAGCGCGGCTGAGATAGCCGGCGTTGACTGGAAAGAGTTGAAGGAAGGTTCATTTCCAGGAGGATTATCATGACTGAGCAAGAGCTCAACGCTTTGGTTGACGAGCGCTTCAAGGCGTTCCAGTCAACGATCACGGCCGCCAAGGCCGAACAGACGCAGACCGCGGCCGCCAAGGCCGAGCCGACGCAGACCGCGACGCCCGCCCCGCAGACGACGGCACCCACCGCAACGCCGGCGATCGACATCAACAAGATCGTCGCCGACGCGGTGAAGGCCACGGCGGATCGCTATGAGCCGCTGTTGGTCGCCGCGCGGCGCGCGCCCGTTCCCGGCGCACCGACCGTGATCCGGCCGAAGGGCGAGGACAACACGTTCGGATGGGCGGTCAAGGCGCTGTCGCGCTACCCGCAGGGCAGCATCATCTTCAGCGACGGCGAGGACGGCACGCTGCACTTCCGCGCCTCGGGTGACGACGGCGCGATGAATCGGTTCGTCGAATATGCCCAGAAGGCAAACGCTGACGTCGTGAGCGACGGCACGCGCGGGCAGATCGCGGCGAAGGCGATGACCATCGCCGGGAGCAACGTCGGATCGCAGTTCATCCCGACGCTGACCAGCCAGAACGTGATCGAGGCGCTCTACGCGCTTGCGATCACGCGCACGATCGCCGATCAGTACGGCAACGGCGTCTACCCGATGGCTGCGCGCGTGGTCGATGCGCCGTCGATTGGCACGTTCTCGTACGGCTGGGTGGCCGACACGTCGAGCGTCACGAGCGGCGGCGACGCCACGACCGGAAAGAAGACGCTCACCGCGCACAAGCTCACGAGCATCGCCAAGCTGTCGAACGACCTGGTGCGCATGAGCAACCCGCAGGCTGAGTTGTGGGTGCGGCGCGGTCTGGCCGGCGCGATTGCGCAGGGCTTCGACGAGGGCGCGCTGGTCGGCACTGGAGCGCCGGCACCGACTGGCCTCAACTCCGAGAGCGGGCCGGCCTCGACGGCCTACGCGACCGACCTGTACACGTCGATCCTCGCGGCCATCGGCCGCATGCTGACGAACAAGGTGCCGCAGGACCGGATCGTGGTGATCGGTCACCCCGGCGCCTTGATTAAGGCGCTGCAAAGCCGGTCGAGCACGCCGTTCGACATCTCGCAGGCGCCGCTCGGTTCGCTTGCGGGGAGCGTGAACGTGTTCGCGCCGCTGTCGGCGCGGTTGGGTGTGCCCGTGTTCTCGTCTCCGCTGTTGCCGGTTGCGACTGGCACGGCGACCTCGACGGTGTTCGTGCTGCACGCGCCGTCGTGGACGGTGGGCATCTACAACGAGCTCGAACTGAGCGCCTCGAACACGGCGGGCGCTGCGTTCGAGGACGACCAGACGTTCATCCGCGCCATCATGCACGGTGACGTGAGCTTGCAGCGCGCGGTCGCGCTGGAGAAGATCACCGCCGTTCCGCACTGATAGGCAATGGGAGTGCGCTACGTGGGCGGGGGCTTCCTGACGGGTATACCGCGGCGGGACATGACCGACGCGGAGCTCGCAACGCTCTCGCCCGAACTGCTCACCATCGTTCGGAGATCGCCGTTCTACGCGACGATCTCCGACGCCGATGTGCAGACGGAGCGCACCGACTACGCCGACACGGCGCGACCGTGGCCACGCGTGTTGATGGTCACGCCGACACTGCGATTCGAGCCGCGCACGGCTGAAGCGGCGCGACAGATCGTCGTGCGGTATCCCGGAGTGGTGGACTGGTTTGTGACCAAAAACAACCCGCAGCCGGTGACGGATCGTCGCGGATACGGGAACATCCTGCACAACCTGGCGCGCGCTCGGGCGATGGCGCTCGGCGGCGGATACGACGCGATGTTCGTGCTGGAGTCCGACATCGTGCCGCCGGCGAACGCGCTTGAGCGCCTGGCGAAGATCGGCGCGGATGTAGCGGGCGGGGCGTATGGCCTGCGCGGCGACGCGTGGACGACGAACCTGTTCTGCTACGTCCCGAACCAATCGTCACCCGGGGCCCCGCTTGAGCCATGCGAGATCGCACGGCTTTGGGGAAGGCACGTGCTCACGAATGGCGTATGCACGGGCTGCGTGCTCATCAACCGCAGTGCGCTTGAGCGTGTCGAGTTCAGGCTCGTTGACGGCTCAAACGCCGCGCCGGACTGGTGGTTCATGGAGGACTGCAACGCGCTTGGGCTAACCGTCGTGGCTGATCTCGGCGTTGTGTGCGAACACATCGGCGAGCACGGCGAGGTGTATCGCGTGCACCCAGACGGATACTCGCGCAAGGAACACACATGGCCTACCTGAGTGTGTCCGATTACCGCACCTACATGGCTGCGCTCACGTCCGGATCTCCGACGTATAGCGACCCTGGAGACACGACTTTTCACCAGCAGCTGCTTGATAGCGCGACGGCGTTCATCGAGCGCGAGACACAGCGCAAGTTTGCTGCGGTGACCGCAACGCGGAAGTTTGGCCCGGAGTGCGTGCTGTTCACAAACCCGCAGCTGCTGATGGTGGACGAGGACCTGCTGACAGTGACGACGCTGACAAACGGCGACGGGACTGTCGTCGCGTCGAACACATACGAGCTGTGGCCGCGCAATCGTGCGCCCTACTTCGGCATCCGCATCAAGTCATCGAGCGCATGGGCGTTCAGCGATGACGACTCGACGGTGAGCGTGGCCGGAACGTGGGGGTTCATGGCGTCGCCCGACGCGGACGTAAAGCGCGTGACCGCACGCCTGGCATACCTGGAGCAGCAGCGCCGCACCAACACGGGCGAGGTCATGGTCATGCAGGGCGCGATGGAATACACCGCGCGTGTGCCTGCTGACATCGCGCGATGGCTGGCCAGTATGCGGCCGAGGCGGGTGCTGTGAGCATCACGTCGTGCGGCACAGCCTTGCGCGAGGTCGTGGCTTCCTCGATCACCGCGCGCGCCGCATACGACGACATGCCGAGCGGCCGGCCGCTGGCTTACCCGGCCGTGGTCGTCGTGTGGACGTCGACCAAGTCCGACTCACTGCTCCACATGGGCGCGGGAGGAGCGCAGAAGTGGGCGCGGTCGGCCGTGCGCAACACGCATCAGTTCAGCGTCTACGCGCTGCTGAGCACGACACAGAACACCGAGGCCGAGGGCGCGGCGCAAAAGACGGCCGCGCAGTCGATCCTCAACGCAGTCAACAATGACGCAACCTTGCGCGGCACGAGCGGCGTTGATCGCTGCGCAGCCGCCAAGGTTGTGACCATCCAACCGTATCGAGAAGTGATAGACGACACCACGGTCGTGGCCGGTGTGCAGGCGACGGTGGCGGTCGAGGAGATGTAGGGCATGAGCAACGCGTCGGCCTTCCAAGGCTTTCAACTCGGCGCCGAATCGACGGCCGGCACGGCCGTGACCGCGGCCAAGCGCATTCTGTCGCTTTCATGCGAGCCCAAGCTCGCGGTCAAAGCCAAGACTTTCCGCCCGAAGGGGCAGAAGTTCTCGACCTTCGGCGGCGTGAACAACATGTGGGTGACAGCGTCACTTGAGGGCGACCTCGACTACAACGCCGTGACGTATCTGCTGGCGAGCGCGGTCAAATCGACCACCGCAACGGGGACGGCCGCGCCGTACACGTGGGGCAGCTACGTGTCTGAGCCCGAGTCGGCCGACACGGTGAAAACCTACACGTGCCAGGTCGGATACACCCAAGGCATCTGGAAGTGGACCTATGGCATCGTGACGGGGCTGAAGTTCATCTTCGACGACAACGGCGGGAAGGTGTCGGCCGACATGATCGGAAAGTCGATCAGCGGAACGATCGTCACGACGTCGGGCAGCATGGACGCGGTGTCGGCGACCATCTCCCCGATCGTCACCCTGGCGCACCACAACACGTTGCAGTTCACTGGCACGTACGCGAACCTGGGGTCGAACGCCATCGGCTACCGGAAGTTTGAGTGGGAGCTGACCGACAAGGCTGCCGCCGCGTTCTTCGTCAAGGGGACGACGGACTGGACAGACCATGTCGAGCAGGCCCCCAAGCACACGGCCAAGATGACGCTGGAATGGAACTCGACGACGTCCGCGTATCTGACGCAGTTCAAGGCGGGCACGGTCGTGTACTACAAGCACATCTCGACCGACGGGACCAACTCGCTGACCATCCTTGGCGCGGGGGTAATCACCGCGCTAGAGACAGGCGACGAGGACGGAATCAAGACCGTGACGATTTCGCTTGAAGGGATCCGCGACGCGAACATCGGATCGAACACGTACGCGTTCAAGATCGATCTCATCAACGGCATCAACGCGCTGTAGGGAGGGACATGGAGCTGGATGAGTTCTACGACGGGACGAGGACCATCACGGTCAAGGTCAACGCGAAGGGCGCAAAGCTCACAATCACGTATGACCCGGCAGCCGTGACGCGCAAGGAGCTGCGCACCATGACGGATGCGCAGTATCTGTCGCGTGCCATCAAGTCGTGGGACTTGACGCGCAACGGCAAGCCGGTGCAGATCACCGAGGATGCGCTCGACGGATTGCCGTCCGAGTTTGTGCGAGCTGTTACGGGCTTCGTTCGCGCCGACGTGGAAGACATCCCAAAAGAGAAGTGGGCGCTATCGCGCGATGGCTCGGCGCCCGGCCAGACCGACGCGGAAAGATAGCTGTCCCGGCATGGTTCTTTGTGCTGCTTGAGGCCGAGGCGCTCGGAGTGAAGCCGTGGGAGCTTGACGACATGCCGCCGTTTTGGGGGCGTTGCGCGCTCACGCTTCAGGCGGCGCGTAACCAAGCGGAGCGGGATGCCCGCCGGAAGGCTGGCCGGCAAGCGCAACAGCCCGCAGGCGTGCAGCTGATGGATGACATCGACATGATGCGCATGATGGGCGCGGTGAGGGATTGATATGCCCGACGTGAACGAGATCGAAATCAGATTCACCGACAACGCGCCGACTTCGCAGGCTCGCGTTGACGCGCTTTACCAGAGCACAACGGTTGGCGGCAAGCAGGCCACGCAAGCAGTAGACGCGTTCGGCCAAGCGTTCTCGCGCATCCCTGGCCCGATTGGCCAGGCGGCCGGCGCGCTGCAGTCGCTCAACGGTTCCTCGCTCGCATCTGTCGCAGGCGTGGGCGCGCTTGCAACCGGGATCGTCGGGCTTGGCGCGGCGCTGATCAAGATCACCGGCGACACGGCGGACTACGTCACGAAGGTGACAGTGCTGTCCGACCGGCTCGGGCTGTCTACGGAATCCGTGTCGAAGTTTGCGATGGCTGCTGACGATGCGTCGGTGGCCGTGCGCGGACAGGGCATCGAGATCGACCAGGTGGCCAGCGGACTGGAGCGCTTTCAGTCGATGCTCGGGCGCGGCATGAATGCGCTGGAGGGCATGGGAGCGGGCGGCGCCGTCGTCGTGCAATCGTTCAAGGCGCTGGGCGTCGACATGCAGGCCGCGTCTCGGGAAGGCGCGGACGTGTTCGAAGTGCTCGGCCAAATCGCCGACGGCATGGCGCAGATCGGCGATCGCTCTCAGCAAGCAGCCATCGCCAAGCGCCTGGGCTTGACTGACCTGTTGCCGCTCCTGCGCGATGGTCGATCGGCGATGGACGCATACATCGCAGGCGCGCGCGATGCGCGTGTCGTCACGGGCGAACTGGCCGAGGAAGTCAAGAAGCTGCGCCAGGCGCAAGACGAGTACGACGACAGTCTCAAGGCGACAGAGATATCGCTCGGCCGGGCGCTGTTGCCCACGATGAAGTCGGTCACTGAGTGGGCCGGCAAGAGCGCATCGCAGACGGTGCTGCTGCAAGAAGCGCAACAGGCTCTCGCCGACATGGACGCGATGTCGCTTGCGGGCGCCAAGGCCGGGAAGGCCGCGGCCGATATCGAAGGGTTCGCGGCCGCGCAGATCAAGGCCGGGGAGGCCGTCGCGCGCTACAACGAGTCGCTGCGCCCTGGCGATCAGTTGCTGAGCCGTCTGACCGTATCGACTGGCGCGGCGCGCGAGGCGCTGGCTGCGTACGATGCGGTGCGGCAGCGCAACATCGCCACGACGATCACCGCATACAGCACGGAGATGCAGTACGGCGCAGCGATGGTTTCGGTCGCCACATCGAGCATGCCGGCGATGTTTCAATCCGCGATGATGGTGGGAGACGCTCTGCGCGATCTCGACGCGGAGCAGCGCGCACTGGCAACCGGTTGGGATCAAAACGTCGGCGCGATGGGGAAGAAAGGCGAGGCCGACCTAAAACTGATCGAGGATGCCGCGCGAAAGGCCAAAACCGAGATAGACGGCCTGGCCGGATCGTTCCGGCAGAAGTGGGAGCCGCCCACTGGCCAGGAGAAAGCGGGGCAGATATTCAGCCTCGCAACTGGCCAGACCGACGTGGGGGAATTCGAGAAAGGGCAGGTCACGTCCATGCTGGGGACGCTGGCCGGTCAGGGGAAGATCACTCCGCAGCAGGTCGGCGAGCTAGGGCGCACGATCAAGGACTACGGCCTCAACTCCGCTGAAACGTTCCGAACAATCGCCACGACCTCGCCGGCCGCACAGTCGGCGCTGGCGCAATTTGCCAAGACGATTCGTGACATCGAGACAAGCGCAGGTGTGATGGGCGGCGTGGGCGAGCTGGGCAAGTATGTGCAGACCGGGACGCGCACCGTTGGGCCGTCGAAGGACGCGCAGCTCGACGCGCGAGAGGCGGCCATCGCAGCCGACAACGCCAAGGGCGCGCTGGACAAGGCGAAGTTCTCTGAGCCGCTGCTGCCGGGGATGTTCCCGAACGAGTGGACGCCCGAAAAGGCGAAGCAGAACACGGAAGCCGCGTCGATCGCATACGAGCGCGCGATGGAGCGCATGGAGGCCGCGGCCAAGCGCGCACAGCCCGCGCTCCAAACCACATACAGCTTCACCGAGCCCTTCTTCAACCCTCCTGCGGGGATCGACAAGTACTCGGACGGGAAAGGCGGCACAGCAAACAACCCGGAGGCCGGCCCGGGCGCGGCCGGCGCGGATCTCGGGAGCGGCATCGGATCCGGGTTTGCATCACAGGCCGAGCCGCTCGCCCAAACGATGACGCAGACGATTGACGCAGCGCTCGCGGCAGTGCGCGAGCGATATCGCATGCAAAGTCCATCGGGATACACCGCGGACAACATCGGCGAACCGCTCGCTCAAGGCATTGCGCTCGGGCTCGAACGCGGTGCGGCAATCGTCCACATGTCGATAACGTCGATGGTCAGTGACAGCGTTGTCTCCGTCACCAACACCGAAACATTGGGGATGTGGTACTCGGCCGGTGAGTCGTGGGGGTTCGCGGTTGCCGACGGCATCAAGTCGGGGCAGAAGCGTATCGAGAAAGCGTTTCAAGACGCGGTGCGGGCGTCGATGGGGTTCTTGATCTCCGAGATGGTGGAGGAGATTCGCCGGAGGTTGCGATGACGGGCCCACGCATTCGACTGTCGTACATGCTGCAAGGGGTGCTTGGCACCGTTCGTGAGCTGGCGTATGACTTGGATTCGGTCGAGCTCGGGAACTCAACGGGCGACGAGCCGGTAACGTCAACGTTTGGGGTGTCGGGCGCTGCGACATACAGCGATGCAAGCGACTTCGCGCAGGCGCTGCACAAAGTCGTAGCGATCCTGCGACGCATCGGCGCGCCGGGGCAAGACGACGCGTACATGAGCCGTCAAGCGCGCTTGTTCCTCGGCTTCAAGAAGACCACCGACACGAACCGCGAATCGGGCTGGTGGTACTCGGAAATCCTTGATGGGATGGCGATCCCTGAGCCGGACTACTGGGATATGGGCGCGTTCAATTCGACGCGCGGGTACTTCAAGTTCCGCATCACTCACCGACCGTGGTGGTGGTACGAAACCGCGACGAACATTGCATCGGCAAACCTTACGAACACGAACAACAGCAACTACTACGCGCTGCCGGTGTGGTTTGTCAGTGGGCCGGAGGGGGACGGACAAGCGGCGTTCGACGTCAAGATCACCAACAACCACGCATCGGCTTCGATCACGCGCATCTCCGCGGGGCTGTTGCGCGGGGCGACAACGGCAACAACGTTGATCGGATCGTGGGCAAGCCCGATCACTTGCCCGTCGCCGTACCAAACCAACGAGGTGAGCGTCACGCTCACGGCGAGCACTGTGACCGTGTCGCAGTTCCCCAGCGGGCAAGCGCGCGTCATGCTCAAGCTCGACGCGGTGCCAGGCACGAACCTGCAGTACAAACTCGACATCGACGGCGAATGGCGCAGTGTCGAGCCGAATCACGCGATGGTGCGCGGCCCAATTGTGTCTATCCCGTCAACGCGCATCAGCGGGTTGACCGCTGCGAACATCACCGTAGCGATGAAGGTGCGATACACGGGGACGAGCACTGCCGGCACATTCCCGGCTGGTCAACTTCACCTGTTCCCGTGCGATCAATGGTGCGATTGGCGCATCCCTGCCGGCATGACGCAGACGCATCAGCTCGTCGACAACGCGCGACTCAACTTCGCATACGTCAAGACGGGCGGGAGCTCGGCGCGGTATGACAGCGTGATTCGAATCGGTGGCCCCATCGCGCCCGTAAGCGACGCGCACTGCTTGGCGTTCATGGTCGAGCGCTCAACCGGTGCGACCGACAACGCGGACTACTCCGTCGCGGTGTCGGCATGGCCACGCCGGAGGCTCATCTGATGGGTTTCCAGGTGCTGTTCTTCCCGAACGACGCAGGGACGGTGTTTTCGTTCGCGGACACGCGTTTGACGCCGCTTGATGTGGATTACCAAGTCAAGCAGATGACGTGGTCGGACAAGGGAACGTATGGCGATGCTCGCGTGACCGCGAGCGGCGCGTTCTCGCAGCTTGCGTCGCTTGCGCGGAAGATCGGATACTACGCGGAGATTCGAGACGATCGCGGCGACTGCATTTGGCATGGGAAGTTCCATCGCCTGATGCTTCGCAGCGGCGATATCGAGCACATCGTCACGATGGAGCCGGTGGCGAACATCGTGTCGCTGGTGTATTACAAGGTCACGTACGAGTCCGAGGGGCTGGGGCCGCGCACGCAGACAGACTGGAAAGAGCAGCCTGGAATGAAGGCGCGGTATGGCCGGCACGAGAAGGTCGTGTCGCGCGCCAAGTTAACGCAAGCAGCAGCAGAAGCTGAGCTTGATCGTCTGCTTGCGATGTATTCGCAGCCCGAGTACACCGTGCGAACAGCCACCGGCCCGGCCACGTGCGAGCTTGATTTGAAGGGCCTGTGGTACTACATGCAGCGGCAGTACTACCGCAACGTGGACGCCACGTCGAAGTACATCGCGTCGCCAGACAAGGGCGGGTACGTGCAGAATTTCGGCGAGGGGTCGGGCATCGACGCGGTGTGCTTCCCGTTTTGGACAGAGAAGCGCACGTTCTCCATGATCCACTGGACGGTCTACACGTCAGACACATTTGACGCGACGGCCGTCACGGTCAAGCTCAACAAGGTCGTAGACGGTTTCGGGGCGAATGCTCAGCCGACGGATAGCGTCGTGTGCGAGATATGCGAGGATGCGACGTACGGCGTCTACATCGCGCAACTCAACAACGACGGGGACTCGACAGACAACATCATCGCGGTTGGTCCGAAGTTGCGCACCGGCGGGGCAAACCCGGACGGAAACTGGAACGGGCTATGGCCCAATCTCACCGTGCGCGCGATGAAAGGCACGCCGGACTACGGACAGTCGCCTGCGCCGGCCGCGCCGACAAACCCAGGGGATGGGCTGTATCCTCCTGACGGGTTCAAGTTGCGGTTCAAGATCGTGAATTGGGCTGGCGGGTTCGGGCGCCAATCGGTCGAGATGATTCAGAACGGCGTCGGCGAGAACCAAGTGCCGGAAAACTGGGACGACTACGTGAACGACACGGCGGGATACGTAGCGGGCCCCGGCGCTGTCATTGCGACAAGCGAGCCGGTGCCGGCTGCGCAGATCCCAACGGCGGCGGGGGAAGTCACCTTCCGATTCACGACGCCGTTCACCGTGGGCGGCCAATCGTGGAATGACGCCGAGCAGTTTCTCGAACCTCAGCGAAGGCTTTGGATGCGCTTTCGTCGCACCGAGCCATACACCGACGAGACGAACAAGCGGTGGCTTGGGAAAGGCTACTACCAGCTTCAGGGTTTCACACCGCAGTCTGCGATGGGAGACGTGGAAACAGGCTTTCCGTACGGGCGCCCGAACGATGCCTACATTCTCACGCATCATCAAACCAAGGCGATCACGGAGTGGCGTTCGCCGATCCCCGGCGTGTTTCGGCCAGAGGTTCAGGGAACAAAGATGCAGCTAGGTGCGGCGCTGTGGTTCCGCGTCGGGGGCGTGATGCAGACCGATGCGCAACTGTGGTACATGGCCGTGTCGAGCGAGATGTTCTCGCAGGTGGTGATTGAAAGCCCGAACCCCGGCGTCGCGTGGGGAAGCGGCATCTACACACTGCCGTACCGGGACGGCAGCAAAACGACGCAGGAGGAGATTTCCAAGCTGGTGGATAGAGGCACGAGCAGCGGGCGCGGGTTGATCTTCGAGATCACGCCGGATCGAACGGCGGTGATCAAATACGAGCCACTGCCGGACGCGGCGGTCACGCAACTCCAGGACGGGACATTCGTGACTGCGACAGGAGCGCCAATGCGCACGTTCCCGCCGCCTGTCGGACAGTACGTGCAGATGCAATCGACGCTCTACCTTTTGGACGCGGATCGGCTCGGCACGTTCTACTGCAAAGAGGCGTCGTGGGACGATGAAACCGGCATGCAGCTTGTGCCGCGAACGTCGCCCCCGCTCGGTCAACTTCCGTCCATCGCTGAATAGCTCATCATGGCGAAGGTTCAATCAACCACAGCAGAAGCGATCGCACCGTGGCTCGACGATGTCCAGCACGTAAGCGTCGAGAGCATTGAGACGCGCACGACGATTGAATGGCCGTCGTCGCTTGGCATCAACATCGAGGCGACGGCCCTGGGCGCGTCGACATATCGCGGCGACCAGGTTGTCATCGAGCGCCTGGCGAAGTTCAGCGCGAACGGGTCCCTCGCGGCGCGGTTCATGTTCGCTGGCGAGCCGAGCATTGACGCATTGCCTACCCCGAGCGACTGGATGGCGCAGTCGGGCATCACGCTGCGCGGCGGCGCACACACGGCGATAGCGTTCGCGCAGTCCGGCGGAGCTTCGTTCATCCGCTCCGGGCCGCGGCTCCTGCAGATCGGCTATGACACCTACGGGAGCTCGTTCCCGGTGAGCGTTGAGTTCCCCGGCGGCACGCGCATCACGGAAGGGGGTGCGCTCGGCATCGGCGTGGGCGTGCCAGCCAGCGCGCTGCACGTGAGCAGCGCCGGTGATCAGTTGCGCGTCGAGTATCCAGGCGGCGGGTTCCTCGGGATCGAGGTCGGGCCGTTCGGGAACGCCCAGTTCTCGACGACGGGCGGGCAGAGCACGTTCGCTGGTGTGCTCAAGACGGACACGCTCAATGCTGGCGACGTCAACGTCGCGCACCTGCACGCCGCCGTGACAGTCACCGACAAGACCGCGTTGATGACTGGCGCGCAGGTGTGGGCCGATGTCGGCACGTTCGTGATGCAGTCGGTTAACGGCGTCGACGGAAGCGCTGACGTTGAGATCGTCGTGGCCGAGCGCGTTGCAGAGGCCGGCACGCAGCTATTCGACAATGGCGACACGGTCACGGTGTATTGGGTTGATCGTGTGGCGGGCGTCGACCACGAAAACCTACTGTCTGGCACGGTGATTTACGGCTCCCGCGACCCCACCACGTTTCCGGCGCGGCAAACGTATGTGTTGACGCCGGTGGAGTACAACGACGACAACACCCCGCCATGGGCAGCGTTTGAGATTCCGTCCCGCGCAGTGGTCTATCGTGGCAAAAAAGGCATGTTCAGCATGTTGAACGGGGCAGCGCGCGTCGAAATGCCCGGCACGGCACTCGGATGGCTAACGTCCGCCGAGACGCTTGAGGGCGGAAGCCTGGCAGACAACACCGGTCTGTACTCGCGGTCAACGCGAGGCGTCATTGTGATGACCGAGGACCACGGGGCGATCAACATTGGCTCACCCGATGCGTTCGGTAATTCGGGCGACTTCGGCCTGTGCGCGCATCATCAAACTGTCTCGTTCCCTGTGTTTTCGTTCTTCGTCGGGCAGAGGGATGGGCGAGCAATTGTGGGCGAGTGGACTACTGCCGGCGGCGGCATGCAATCGCTCGAAGTGGACGCGAGCAGCCTGAAGGTCGACGGCACGGCCGTCACGCTCTCGTCCGTCGTGCCAAACACCGCGCCCGCGGCCGGCCAGATTCTCGTCGGCAACGCAGGCGGGACGGCGTTTGCGCCCGTCACAATGTCGGGAGATGCAACGCTGGCGTCAACCGGAGCGCTGACCATCGCGGCCAGCGCCGTGTCGCTCGGCAAGATGGCAGACATGGCGACCGCCTCTCTGCTTGGGCGCAACACGGCCGGGACTGGCGCGCCGGAAGTGCTGAGTGCGTCAACGGTGCGCACCATGCTGAGCATCAACAACGTCGAGAACACGGCGCTGAGCACGTGGGCCGGGTCGAGCAACATCACGACGCATGGAACGATCGCCGGGACGGATATCGCGTTCAACCCATCAGCCACGCTCACGCTAGCGAGCGCGACCGGCGTGAAGATTCGCGGCAATTGGGGCGACGCGACCCTTGCCAACCGGACGATTTTTCAGTCCGGCTCGGACACGTTCACGTCGATTGCCATCCTCGGCGGCGGTGCAACCCGCGCGGCAAACGTCGCGGTCATCTACGGGAACGATGCCTCGAATGCTAACTACGGCACGTTCGCGGCGAACAGCACGGGCATCGTCATCAACTCCACCAAGGTGGGGACAGGGACGACACAGCCGCTTCAATTCCAGACGAATTCGACGACGGCGATGACCATCGACACGTCGAACCAGATTGGTATGGGCGTCACGCCGTTGGCCAACTGCCGCCTCTACGTGTATCGCACCGCGACTGACCCCGCGGCGACACAGTACGGGCAGCGAGTCCTGGTCGCCAAGTCAAGCACGTCTGCCGATTCGTCGCTGATGCTTGGCCTGTCGCTGGCGCTCTACACGGACGGCGCAGGCACTCACAGCGGGGCAAGCTATGGCGCGTACTTGCAGGCGTATCACAATGCCGCCACCTCGGGCGGCAGCCAGATCGGGCTGCACGCCGAGGCCGGCGTGTCGGTCAGTGGAGGCACGAGTGCGCTCGCCATCTCGCTGCAAGCTGGCGCGACAGGCAGCACCGGCGCGACGGTCACCACGCGATACGGGCTGAACGTTGCGGCGCTCGATTCGACAACGGTCAATACGAGCCTGTACGCCATAGCGATCCAGGCTCAGACCAACGCATCGGGCACAACCAAGTACGGGCTGTACATCGGAAACATCAGCGGCGCGACGACCAACTACGCGCTCTACACCAGCACAGGCGCGGTGCGCTTCGGCGATCATGTGACGCTTGCCGACAAAGACCTCATCTTCGGCACAACGACCGGCACGAAGATCGGCACGGCGACGACGCAGAAGCTCGGGTTGTGGGGTGTTACTCCCGTGGTGCAGCCGGCATCCGCGAATCAAGCCGCCGTGAGCGCCACAGCCGCGACACAGACCACGCCGTGGGGCTTCGCGTCACAGGCGCAAGCTGATGGCATCGTAACCTTGTTGAACGAGATTCGTAGCGCGCTGGTGACCATCGGCGCGATCAAGGGGGCCGCGTAATGGCACAGATCGCAAACATGACCAAACCCCAGCTCGTGGCTCTCATCGTCACTGAGTTGAACATCCAGACCGACGACGAGCTGCGCCGGGACGCGATGCTGGCGCGCAAGGTGCGGCGCAGGCGGCAAGCCGAGCGCGCGCTGGCCGCGCATCTCGAAGCGTTTCAGCGCTCAGAACAAGAGGCGATAGGAGACGACGAATGAACGAGGCAATCAACAAAGCCATCAGCGAGCGCGAGCGCGACATCTCGCAGTTGCAGTCCGTCATCGCGCAGCGGCGCGAGCTGGTCGAACGCGAGTCGGCGCAGCTGCAAACCGACATGCTCAATCTGCACCGACAGCACGCGGCGCTGGCGCAGCTCAGGCAGCTGCTTTCTGATGCCGCGCCGCCGAAGGGCGAGGGGGAGTGACGTGGAAGCGATCTTGCACACGTTCGGCGCCGCGGGGATGTTCCCGCTAGTGTCGAGCATCGGATTCAACATTGCCATCGTGCCAGCGACGCTGACGCGACCGTCGCAAGACATCGGGCAGATTGCGGAAGCAAAAGCCGCCGGGTTGTCGGGGCTTCTGTTCGACCTCAGCGTCTACTCGCACACGCTGAGCAGCACGGCGATGCTTGCGACACTGCAAGATTGGATCCCCCCGCTCAAAGCCACGCCCGGTTTCATCGGTGTTTGGATGAGCGACCTCGATACGCTGGGTGTCGGCGCTCAAGACGTGCTGAAGGTGTGCGTGGATAACAACGTGTGGACGGCTGCGTCGTTCACCGCATTCGCCGACAACGTGTCGGCGCAATGCCAGTATCTGCGCGCCGCGGCCAAACCGTTTTACAAGTACTGGGGCGGCGATGGCGCCGCCGAGGCAACAGTCGAGCAGGACGGCGCGACGATCACGACGCAGTGGACTGCATTCAAGGCCGCAGTGCCCGCCGGCGTCGAGCGGTGGCCGATGCTTCAGGGGTTCTATGACCGCAAGTGGGGGACGACCAGCATCAACAAGCCCCCAAGCCTGGCAAACCTGAACACTGTGTGGAGCGCGCTAACGAACGTGGCGCAGAACGACGAGCCGTATGTCGTGATGGGTCTGAGCGCATTCCCCGGCACCCAGCGGCGGTTCCTGGCGCTTGGGCAAGAGCCGAGCTATGCCGACGCCGCCGGACTGTTCAACGGTGCGCGGCGCGGGCGCGTGTTCATCTCGCCGTCCTACTCGCTGGTGAGGCGCGGCGAGACGCGCGAGATGACGTGCAGCGTGTCCGATGCAGCATGGGCAATCGTCAGCGCGCCACAAGGATGCGAGATGACGGCCGCGGGCACGTTCCGCGCCGGAAACATCGACGGCGAGGCTGTTGTCAGCGCAAGCAAGAGCGGGTATTACGACGAGGCCCGCATCATCATCTACAAGGAGCCGTGACATGCCGAACCTGGTTGAGTTCAACATCTACGGTGAGAGCACCACGGCGATTTACATCGATGCAAGCTCGCCGGACGAGAACCCTTGGGCCAACTATCGCAACTACGGACAGGCGCTGCTGAATCCGATCACGACGACCGGCGGAACGTCGCTGTGTGCGACGATGTACGCCAAGAGCACGTGGGGCGGAAGTCGCAAGGACATGGCGTCGTGGCTCGCACGACGAAAGCGGCGGGTGTGGGTCATGCTCAACTCCCTCGAATACGCAGACGCGCTTGAAGTCGTCAAGTACTTCGAAACCGAGAGCGGCGCAAGTGACCTGATCGCCGGATACGGGCTGCACGACGAGCCCACGCGCGACTACTGGAAGACGGTCAACGGCCAGCAGGTCTACGTCAAGGGTCAGGTGGACCTGGTCCGCGGCCAGATTCGCGCAGTGCGCGAGGAAAGCGATAAGCCGTGTTGGCTCAACCTGACGTGTGTGGCGTGGGAACGCGACTGGATACCGTTCTTCCAGATCGGCGGATCTCGGCATGAGTACTACCCGAACATCTACACGCTGGACGCATATCCGTACACGTTCAGCGACGGGTCGGCCACCGAGCGATTCACCAATCGGCTGCAGACCGGCGCGAAGAACTTCGCCTGGGAGGACGATCAGCAGCGCGGCTATGACTGGTACATGTCCAAGCTCGTGCGCTGTTACCTCGACTACCCGCTGCAAGCCGGCGCGCAACTCACGCCAGCGACCGGGCACGTGCTCGGCGTCATCATTCAGGCCCAAGAGCAGCATGGTCGCATCCGCAGCGATCGCAACGACAGCGCTTTCGTGACGTGGCGCACGATGACGCAGGACAAGATCACGGATCAGCTTAAGTTCGCGCTTGCTCAATCGCCGTGGACGGTGAAAGTCGGCGAAAGCGATAGCCGGTTCGTGCCGACTGCACAAGTGGGCGGCACGCAGCTTTTCCAGTTCGTAAGCGTGTACTGGTGGGGCGGGAACGGCCACGCGCTCAACGACGAAACTGCGTGGGCCGCAAGCGGGCAAAGCGAGATGCCGCTGCTCACAAGCTCCCGAATTCGCGGATACGTGGGCTACGGAACGGGCCTGGCGAAGAACTGGACGATCCCCGGCACGGTCATCTTCCCCGGCGGTGCGTCCAGCGAAGTGGCATACGCAGACATTGGCGTCAAGTGCGCGACGCCGCGCATCAGCAAGCACGGCATCTTCTACCGATCGACAGCCGAGGAGGTGTCGATCACGTGCGACACGGCCGGCGCGTCAATCTACTACACGACGGACGAGAGCATCCCGACGACGAGCAGCACGCTCTACACCGCGCCGCTGAACATTGCGGCCAGCACCACGATCCGCGCCATCGCGTACAAGGCATCGTTGGGCGGCGACAACGCGACGTCACACGTTGCGACTGCGCGGCTTAATTTCGCGTCGGTTGCGCTTCCGTACAACCTGACCCACGTGCGGTTTTACGCCGTTGAGGGTCTTGAAGGGAGGTTAGACAATGCCGCAATCCAGGGCAGCGACGACCGCGTGACGTGGACGGACATCGTTACTGGTTTGCTTGAGCCCCCGACGGGTTACAGCACGCAAGTAGTGACCGTATCGAAGCGGTGGCGGTACTATCGGCTGTTCAACGACGACAACGCGCTGATCGTGGCGCATTTGCAGTTCCTGAACGAAGGCCAAGCGCTCAGCGGCACGCCGATCACGAGCGGATCGACTGCCGGCCACGGCGCCGCGCTTGCGTTCGACGCAGACCTGGCGACGTACTACGAATCTCAGGCCAATGGGGGATGGGTCGGCATCGACACGGGGGTACTTGATCAGCCGCCGCCCCCGCAACTTGGCGCGTCACTGTCGCCCGCGGCCGTCGTGGTCAACGTAGGGTACACGCTGGTGGTCAACATCAATGCCATCGGCACAAGGACGGTATCGTCCTTTGCATGGCAGACCGCGGGGATTGCGACAGTGTCTGCGCAAGCAGGCGCGTCGTTCACCGTCAAAGGCGTCGCCCAAGGTCAGACGACCTTGACGGTGACGCTGAGCGATGCGAGCGTGCTCACCGCAAGTGTCACCGTCGCGCCGGTTGCTCAGCGCACCTCGAAGTGGCACAGCGTGCCGCGTGTCACATAGACCTTGCCCGCTCAGCCCGGGTGACAATAAGCGCCAGAACGCGCCAGACTAGGCCGTCGCTGTTTGCAACACCCGTTGGGGGCACCTTTGGCCTAGTGGCGGCTTCCACGGCGCGGGCAAGCTGCTGGAATGTCTGCCGCGCCCACGGCCGCGCGTGCAGCGCCACGAGTCGCCCATCACCGTCGAAATCGACACGCTCAAACAGGTGGTGCACCGCGCGCCGCTGGTTGGCGCGGGTCATCATCTGGATCGTCCCGCCGAGATCCGCGAGCGCGTCCATCAGCGCGTCCACGTGCGTCGGCGCGGCGAGTGTCTCTTCGTGCCGGCGGATCTCGGCTTCGATCACGGCGTATTGCGCGTTGTAGGCGTCCCGGCTGATGGATCCGTCGAGGCGCATCTCCTGCAGAACGCCCATGCGCCGCTGCGCCGCGGCGATGGCCTGCTGAGCCGCGGCCCGGGCGTCGTCCCCCACGATGCGGCCCAGCTCGTCGCGGACGGCATCGCGCAGCTCGGGCGGGAACTGCAACCCGGTCAGGACGCCCAACACCTGCGCCTCGGCGCGCTCGGCCGGGATCCAGGCGCCGGCGCGACGCGCGCGGTACCAATACTCATGCAGCCCGAACTTGCCGCGATCGGCGCGCAGCTGCACCCCGTTCGCATGCGCGAGCGGCGTCAGGAGCGGTATCCATGTGTCGGAGCGCCGGCGCGCGCGCTGCGCTGAGAAGCGGCGCTCGATCACGGCCGAGGCGAGCTCGGGCGAGATGATCGGCTCAACGGAGGTGCTGCGCGTCGCGTTGACGCACGCGGCGTATTGCTCCAGCCGCGTGCCAGACCCGTCCAGCGTCACCCTCGCCTTCTTCGCGCGCCATTTTCCCTGCACCACATACCCGGCGTAGATCAACACATTGCCCACGAGCGTGCGCACCGTCTCGACGCCGAACGGCTTGCGCGTGCCGTGCCGGGTGCGGAACTGGTAGCCGCGCTGGTTCATCACTTCGGCCGTGTCGCTGTAGCTGGGCGACGTCGTGTAGTAGGTCAGGAGCGCTTCGACCGTCGGCGCGTCGGGGTTGGGCACCAGCCGGGCGTCGTAGCCGCGGCCGGAGCGGGTCAGGCCGAACGGCGTGTATCCCCAGCTGATGCCCGACTGCTTGAACTTGGCGACGGCGTCGCGCATGTCGTCGGCCGCGCGATTGGCCTGATACTCGGCCACCATCGCCAGCGCTTGAACGCGGAATATCTCGCCCGCGTTCATCCCGCGTGAGCTGTCGATCCCATCGACGATTGAGACGAAAGCGATGTCCTTCGCCTGGCAGAGCTTGATCAGCTTGTCGATGAGCACGACCGACCGGCCGGCGCGGTCGATGCGATACACAACCACCGACCGGACGCCCGGCTCGCTCTCGATGTGGCGCATGAGCCGCAGGAAGTCGGGGCGCGTGCGTTCGAAGCGGCCGCTTCGATGCCCTTCTGCGTCCTCGAACCAGATCAGCCGCTCGCCGCGCTCGGCGGCGAGTCGCTCGATGGCGTCGCGCTGCCGATCAACCGAGATGAGGTCTGAGGCGTGCCGAGCGATGGACTTGCGCCCGTAGCCGAGGCAGACTGGAGGGAGGTCAGATGCTCGCATATGAGGCGCACGAACGCGCGCGCGTGCGGTTCGAGGATAGCACGGCGGTAGATGGCGGGCGAATCAAGGTCGGTCATGGCTTGCCCCGCGCCTGACGGAGCGCGCGCTCCACTTCATCCAGCTTTCGAATCGCCTGCATCCACCGTTCCCGCCAACGCTTGTTCTCGGCGTTGGCCGCGGCCAACGCGGCTTCGAGGGCGGCTATGTGTTCTTTGTCTGTCATGTCTGCTCACGCATCTCTCCATACCACAATCTGGCCTCTCGAACCATGTCTGGATGGTCGATCATGTATGCGGCGCAGCACGAAAACGTTGTTGACACCGGCACCTCCCCAAAGTGAGTTGTCATGCGCTCCCCTTCATACTGTAGATAGTGCTCTCTTGTGCTAGGACACGTAAGCACGGCGCAGAAATTGGCTTGCCACTCTTCGTCTTCTTGAAGCCCAAGGCTCCGAAGCCCTACGTCAATCTCGTGGGTCAGTCTCTCGTCAAGTGACCTTTTGCGGTTCTGGAGCCATCGCAACATTGCCTGCGGGTCTGCTACATCGGGGGACTCGCGGTGGCACCGATCGCACAACAGCACTAGGTTGCGCGGCCTGTTGCTACCTCCCAGCGACCTAGGTACCACGTGTGCACGTTGAAGCGGGACTTTATTCCAATTGCGCAGCGCCTTAGGGACGTTCCATGCGCAGATGTCGTAATCCGTGAGTGCTCTTTCGCATCCCCAGCAGTTAGGCTCGCCGAGGTCAATGAAGAGATGCCTTACAAATCTTGGCATGACATCAGTGGTCTTGTGAACGTGATACAGCATGCACCCATATCGGTACCAAAACGCCGCGATCTTAGCCTTGCTTGGCATGTCGCTGTGTGAGACACGCCTCCCATCCTTGAGTCGATCGCCGATCGCACACCGCACCCCTGCATCTCTCACGTATCTCTCCACACCCACAGGCCGTGATCCTTGACGATTCTCCCGGCCTTCGCCAGGCGCTTGACGGCCGCGTCGTGCAGGGCCGCGCTGCGCCCGAGCCCGGACTGCGCGAAGAAGTCCTCGCGGCACAACACGCGCTCGCGCTCCATCCACTCCGCGGCCAACTGCGCGCGCGGCTTCGTCGGCGGCATGTGCACGCCGGGGCGCAGCCGGATCGTGATGACCGTCTGACGCCCGACGCGCCGCACGTCCACGCGAGACACGTCCAACTGGACAAAGGCGTCATCCAGCCGCTTCCACACTTCGACGATTGCGCGGTTGTCCATCTGGACAATTGATTCAGGCATCGCTAACGCCTACCTGCCAGCTACCTGCCCTTCCATCGGGAGGCACGCCCGTTCGAAAGAGCAATATGTCCAAGGCAGAAGAGCTCCCGCTGCACGCGGCTTGCGTATCCACCGGATACCAAAAACATTGCCCGCAGATTCGCTTGAGTTGGCGGAATCCCTTGCGGCTTCATCACTTCGATGGCATGAGACACAATTTCACAGAAGGACATGAATTGAGCGCGTCGCGCAGTTCTTTCGCTTGCGCAACCTGGTGTCTTGCGTTTATTCCTTTCCTGCTCGGAGCGCGTCGCCCATCGGCAGTTGTTGGGTTCATAGTCCCCATCGTTGTCAATGCGGTCAATCGTGTGCTCGATACTTGGCGGCGCTCCCATGTCTTGACAAAATGCTTCAAAAGAAGCCGACCATCGCTCGCAGACACGTATACCCCTTGCGCCATAGCGCTTGTAATCCTTGGATGCTGGGTTGTTGCATCGCGTCTTCATTGAATGCCACCTACCGTAAAGCGGATGCGGGTTAGCTAATGGCATAGCTACACCCACTCGCTAGGCGCACCGTCGGACACGATCGCCACACCCCACTCGCGCAGCACGCCCTGGACGGCCGATGCCGTGCCGCCCGAGATCCCGAACGTGGTGCGCAGGGCCGCTTGTGTCGGCGCGATGCCCTGCGGCCGCAGCTCCTTCACGGCGCGGCCAGCCAGGTCGAGCAACTGCGCACGGGGGAGCATCGTGCGCGAGTTGGGGCCGTTGACGAGCGCCCGCGTCCACTCGACGGGTATCGCCTGCGCGTCGATCACGTCCGCCGCCGCCGGCGTCTCGCGTTCGTGGCGCGCGCGGACGATCATCAGCACGGCTGTGAAGGCCAGCCCCAGCAGCATCACCCCCGCGCAGGCGCCGACGCCGGCCAGCAACACCATATCGGCGGCCCGGTCAGGGCCTACATCGGTGAACAGGCCCGCCAGCCATTGCCGCACCGCCAGCATGCCAGCAAGCACCGACAGCACGGCGATGGCACCAGATGCGGCTACGTTGCGTCGCTCATTCATCGCCGCGCCCCCTCAGCCATGTTTGCAGCGCCAGCGCCGCGAGGAACACGGCGGCGAGGAATAGCGCGAGGGTTAGCTCTGCGTTTGTCATCGCTCAACCTCCTGACCAATCCTGCGCGGGATCGTCACCCGCACTTCGCCTGGCGGCGCGAGCAGCCGCTGCGGGCGCTCGATCACGCGCGGCCGGTGCATGACGACCACGACCGACGCGCCGGCGATGACAATCACGGCCACGAGCGCCAGGACCGCCACGGCCGTCACGGTCGCAGCCGCCGCCTGAGCTTCACGGACGCGGGCGTCCTGCGCCTCGGTGTAGCGCTCGGTCATCTCCACGAGCGCGGCCTGCTGTGTTGCCATCGCGGCCTGGATCGTTTCGGCGTTCGTGCGGTCGGGCGACTTGGCGCGTTCAAGCGCCGCGTCTGCCCAGGTTTGCTCGGCGGAGCAGCCGCCAAGCACGAACACAAGCACCAGCATCGCTATTCGCCACGTCGTCTTCACTGCATCCTCCTCGCGCACTTCGGGCAGATGCACTTGTCCGCTTCCATGCGCCAGCCGCCGATGCACGAGTGCCGCTGCCCGTCGATGGTCGTGTCGCCGCAGACCGCGCAGGCGATGACGCGGTAGTGAAACTCGCGCTTTGGGATCGGGCGCCGGTGCGCGTTTGTCACGACGCCGTTGTCCATGCGCCGCCAGGTGGCCGAGATTGGCGACTCCTTGCGCCTGCGCTCGCGCGGTGCAGGCGGCTCTTTCGGCCCTGCCATCCGGCGCCGCATCTCCTTGGGATACCACGGCTTGTAAATGCCGTCCTTGGGCTCGATCGGGCAGTAGCGCACGTCATCCGGCAGCACGTCAGGGTCACGGAGCACGATGTACTGTCCCTTGGCGTCCTTCCCGACGTAGCCGAAGTGTGCGAGCAGTCGAAACATGCGGAACCCATACTTGAAGTCGGTTCCGACCAGCCGACAGATTTGGTGCATCGTGCACTTACGCCCGGCGCGGTGCTCGGTGATCAGCGCCGCCCAATACACATCTTTCTTCTCAGGATTGATTCGTGCGCTCATGGTCAT